GCGCAGACTTGATGCCGCGCTTCTTTAGCATAGCCGCTAGTTCATCTTGTGCAGCGGTGGCAGGGCTAGATAGCTGCTGCGCACGGCTACGGGGGACAATACCAAATCCAGCAGCCTCTGCGGTTGCCTTAGCACGCCTAGCGTCTCTTTCTAGTTCGTCAGGAGACTTTCCCTCCATCATTTTTTTGTAGTCTGGTAAATCTGCAGCGCCCCCGCTTGCAAAAGCAGGCATGCCGGTGTATGGGTCTAACCTGCCACCTTCACCTACATCCAGTACATTTTGCGATATAGGGTTTTGCATGCCGGGATTTGCATAGGCCAGACGCGGCTGCTGCGACATGGGGTAGTACGGGTTACCGCCTACGGCGTTCATGTTTGACATGGCTTCTACCGGACCACCATCAGCAAAACCGGTTTGCCCAGTGTAAGGGTAAAACGGCGATCTTGTAGGTTGGAACCCAGACATGTTTGTCGTTGATTTATACTTTTTCTGTTCAGGTTGTTTCTGCTCAAACAAACCCAGCTTCTTAGCAGCTAAACCAGCGCCAAGATATTGCGCCGCTGCCGGGGCTTTTTTGTACTCTTCCCACCCTTTGCTGGCGAGGTCTATCGCCGTTTTGATACCGCGCTGTAAACCGTTAAGTGTGGCATCAGCAGCTGCAGTTTCTATCGGCGGTACGTTAGACATAGGTCCTGTCAGGTTGCCCGGTAGACTAGCAGATTCAGGCATCACAGGGCCTACGTTACCCAAAGGCGCTTGCGTTATACCTTGGGCTTGCTGAAAAGTTTCAGCGGCGTTTTGCATTCCCGTCATATTGCCCGGCAGGCTAGCAGGGGTACCGGGTATAGAGCGAGTCAGGTTTTGTTGCATTACTTGGGCAGCGTTAGGTAGCTCCCCAGCGGGCACCGGAGGAACCGCGCCTGTTTGCGCTACGGGTAGAGGGTAGCCTGAACCCGCAGCCATAGCGCTTTGTTGTACAGCCTCAGGAGTCATCGCCTGCATGATGCCCGGTGCATTACCCGAAGCTAAATTAGCCGCGATTTCCGGGGAAGCCTGAGCCAGCGTGGATGCAGTGCCAGCAATTTGAGGTGCCACACTAGCAGCTTGAGCAGCGCCCGCAGCGGGAGCAAGTGCGCCCGAGCCACCCATAATGCCCGGTAAAGCAGTAGTAGCGGCTAAAGTAGGAGCGGCAGCGGCAGTAGTAGCAGCCAAAGTGGGAGCGGCAGCGGCGGCGGTTGTAGTAGCGGCAGTTGCAGCGGCAGCGGCTGCGGCCTGAGCAGCGGCCATCTCAGCGGCTGTAGTGGCAAAAACAGCGAACATTGGCATTAGGACACCTCACTCAACGTCTCGGGTTCCTCTAAGCCGGTACCCCGTAGGTTATGCAAACAACATAGCACCACGTTGTCCGTAACGGACTGGAACGCGTGCTTCTTCCCGGCAGGCACCGTGATGACGGCTGGCGCGTCGTACTGCGCAACCTCCACTCCATCCTGCCAAAATTTTACAGAGCCACTTGCCAAAAGGGTAATGTGGTCATGGGTATGTACATGCTGGGCCGCAACGGAGTGCGCTTTATCAAGGGTGTATGCCCTGATCCACATACCGTCTACTTCAGCGAATTCTATATAGTCGTTCTTCATACGTAAATAAAAGTTAGAGCGCTGATACAAAGGATGCCGTCATGATTACTGACGGGATCAATGGCCTGTCCGGGCTGGTGCTGGCAGGCAGCGTCTGCAGCGAAATACTTGAGTTGTTCGTGTACCACATGATCTCAAGATAATCAGTCGGCTCAAGATCAATAAAATAGTTCAGCGCCGCAATCAGGTGCCCGTCTACCCCGCCATGGCTGTTTGGCACAGACCACTTGCTGTTGCTCTTGGGTATATCTACCCCGTTTTTTCTAAACCAGATTTCAATGTCGTGAATCTGCACGGAAGTATTAACAACTTGTACACTAAACTGAATGTTGTACAGACCAGTGTAGTCAACCGTGATACGCGACAATAACGTACCTGTAATTGCCACGTTAGAAACATTTAGCGAGTCGCTGACAACATAAGTGCCTACATTACCGGTGCCTGTTACAAACGCGGTAACGCGTGTGTTGTTACCTAGCCCACTTCCTGCCAGCTTCATCCCAGCGTATATCTGACCGCTGGTCATGGTAGTCACATTCATTGATGTGCCGTTACCACCTGCGCCGTTACTAATCGTAGCGGTAAAGGAAGCGTTAGCTGAACTTACATGCACGCCGTTGCTGTAGTCCGTTGTGTCGTACGTCAGGTAGTACGTAGTGCTTGCGTTGCCATCAAACTGATCTTGGTTATCCTGAAACGCCCCGTACGGCAAGATGATGTTGGTTGTCGTATTGGAACCGTTAGCGGTTAACTGCCCTATGAAGTTATCAATCTGCGAAAAATATAGACGCAAGACGTTATTAAGCTGGTCTATATACTGACGGCTGTACTCTGTAGGTGCAACAGGCAGCGCCGGGGCTTTTGTCCTCGATAGAGTTACAACCTCAGTAGTGACAATTTTTGTAGTCATCAACGTCTGCCGTCAGGACGCACATCGATCCTAGGTACACCCAGCTGCCACTGACAGCCTAGCTGGTCAGAGCTGACGCGAAACGCCATCTGACGGCCACGAAGCCTTGTGTACACAATCTGAGTGAACTCCTGCACCGTGTAGTTACGCTGGCTGTTGTAAGACTGAGCAGAAGTTACCAAGGGGGTATCAGCTGTGCCATAGGGCGCACCGGGGTTGTAGCGTGGGCGCACCGTGAATGTCACCTGTGGCCTGTCAGGCGTAGCTGTACTTGACCCATCGAACGTAATGTCGGGGATCATCCTCCACACGAAGCCGTAGTTGTGCCCGTCACCGATGTCAAAGTCGGACGACTGGATGTAAGAGTTTATGGGCAGCACGGTGCCGTTAGCCTCTATGTCGTCGTTGCCGTTCTCGTGGAACACCACGGTACGACTGTAGGTCGCAGCCATCGGATACTCACGCAGCGGGCTATCTAGCCAAGCTGTTCTGGCCATAGTGCCGTAGTACCAAACTTGGTCAAGGTAGTTATATATGACGTACCGGTCGATCACGTTACTGTTAGCAGAGCAGTAGAACCACCAGACCTCGCTGTACCCCTCGTTAGTGCCCGCCACAACCTGAGCTGACTGATCCAGATTAATGTCGCCAAAGACAAACTGACGCAAGGAGCAAGGCAGCGTCTCGACCCGTCCAGAGTAAGCATAGAACTTATCCACGCCCATCCAGTAGGTGATGTTGTTGGCTGTGGCTACTGCGTTCTGCCCCATGATCGAGATGTTGTCAGACAGAATATTAAAGCCCCAGACGTACGGCGGCCCCAGATACTGCATCGAGAACACCGCTGCATCCGTAAAGACAAGAATCTCCTGACGAGTCTGCTGGGCTGTGACTATGGTTGAGCCCGACGAAAGCCTGAAACTGCCAGCCTGATTAGTAGCTGCCGGTGCCCACACCTGATAGTTCTCTTGATCCGACCAGCGGATCAGCATCGGGTCTTGTGTAGTACTGCCGTAGTCATTGCACCCGAACGATATGACGAACCTCGACGAGTCCGACACCATGACGAAAGCCGAGACTGATGGGCAGCTTGTGTCAGTCTGGTACACGCCAGCGCTGGTAGAAGAGAGCAGGGTAGCTGGGGTAGAGAAGAGCAAGTTACCTGCGCCAGAATAAGCTGGCACCCACATGTACAGCGCGCCGTCCCGTGGGTTGATAATGAGGTAGTCGCCGTAGTTAGCCTCTGACCACAAACGCAGCTGCTGTGGAATGCCCGACGCCGCAGACTGACCCCAGCCCGTATAGTTGTTGGCGTTGTAGACAATAGTGCCGTTAGAGTGCGAGATAGCCACCGTACCGTTCGCGCCTCGTGTAGCTCCAGTGAAAGTAGTCGCAGTGTTGCCAGTGTACTTAGCCAGCTCCGAGTCTATTAAGACCGTACCCGTGGCGTTAGAGAAGCCCGTAGTAGAGGCAACGGTTATGGTCGTGTTAGATGCGTCCAGCGTAGCTGTTAGCGTTGTCTGCCTAGCACCAAGCACAAACCCGCCCCATAGACCTGCACCCCAGCCAGCTGCGTAACCAAAGACTTCTTGTCCGACGTTGATCTGGTATGTAGCAGTTACAGTCCCCCCACCCGTAGCATCAGCGTTGGCATTGGCAGAAGCAGTGATGGTATAACTGTTAGTGTTGACGTAAGTGATTCTGAACTCACCGTTCAAGGTCAGGCCACCTACAGCCGTAGCCCCTGAGAAAGTCACATAGTCGCCGTCAATAGCACCGTGGTTAGCGTCCGTAACTGTTACCGTTCTGGAGCCGTTAGTGGTAGTGAAGGGGTCGGTTAGGGTCTCGGTAGCCCTGATCGGCGTGATGTCGTTGTATGCACCGCCGCTCTCGATGTAGTACTTGATGTTAGTGCCAACACCCAGCAGGTTATACCCACGTAGCGTCACCCAGTTCCAGAGCGAACGCGCTGTGCCTAGATAAGTATTAGGAGAGATAGGTTGCCAGCCGCCTAGCTTTTGCGGATAGCCAGAACGAAAGCGAATCTTGTCGCACTCAAACCATCCGCCCTCGTTGGCGAGTGTCGTCGATTCCCTGTTGACGCCCGGACGGAGTTGCAGCTTTTGTAAAGGCATTTTTACCCACCTGACTTGTACGGGCGCGTGCCCTTCTTGTCAATGATAAGCGCCATTTTCCTTGGTTTGGCATCTCTTGTGTTAGGAATACTAACGTGTGTCCACCCGCCGCCACGCACCGGGTCTGAGAATTCACGAATCACTTGGTCATACGGCAGCGTAGACGCGAGTATCTTTTTAACAACTTGGTCTGGCACCATCCCAGCCACCCTAATATCCGCTGCCGTTCCATGACAGTGCTGGCTGGTTTTGGAGCCCTTTATAGCCGCGTTGACCTCAGGACTACGATAAGCTGAGTTCACGCTTATTG